ATAGTCAGCTTGACTTGAGTCAAACTCAGGACTGCCAGAAGTTCCACCTACTGTTAAGTATGTCCATTTTGGAGGTAAAGGATACCTTATATATTCTGCGCTTACTGATCCGTTTTGCGTTATACTTGTTGGGTATACTGTTATTGTATTTCCTAACTGACCAGTAGATGCGTCTCCTGTTATATTAGTTGTAGCCCCACCTAATACATAAGCAGGATAACCTAATGAAGGTGCTGTTAGCGGGCTATTGTTTAAATAAAATATTTTATTTTGATTAACTCTTTCTACCTCAACGATACCATTGGTTTTAAAAATAGCATAACTATTACCAACTGTTGCTGCAACTCCAAATGGATTTGCTGATAGAGTTAATTGTGTTTCACTGTCTACACTTACAACATAAGCACTAAAACCGCCATAATCTGACGTAGATGTATTAACTACATACTGACCAGTTTTGACTACGTTTGATGTTACAAATGTAGCATTAGCATCAATAAGTTTATTTGTTGCTGAACCTGTTGTTGTAGCGCCTGCTACATAATTAGGGTAGTAATTAATTTTATTTATATAATAATAATCAGCAGGTAAGTTATAAAAATTACTTGCTTGTTGTTGTAAAGATTTAGTTACAGAAAAACTATCTATAACTTCAACTAAACTTTTTACAATATCAGCGTATCCTGTTCCAGATACCCTTGCGTTTTGTTTAGTAATCCAACTATTATATTGATAGAAATAATCTTCAAACAAATCCATCTGTGCTTGCTGAGCATATAAATTAAAATCTTGCGGAGATACATATCCGTAATTATTTTTATTTGCTATTGCGAGAACAGTATTTCTGACGTTGTTTATCATTACACCCATGACTCAAATTTGTTTATACAAATATAAGTAAAAAAAAAGGAGCCTAATTGTTTAAGCCCCTTCTAACTCTCTGTTAAGTGTGATTATGCCCAAGCTTCTTGTAATTGAGCTATTCCAGTAACTGGATACTTTGGCTCAAGCACATAGAAAGGTTTTGTCCAGCTTGTACTTAAAGCTTCTTCGATAGCATCTACGATACTATTTAGTTGCTCTTTAGTTTTTGCTGCATCAGCAGCTGTAGTAGCTGTTAATCTAACTCCAAGCACTTCAGCTGCACCTGTTGCAGAATGTCCTACTAAGTTGAAAAGAATGTCAACTTGTGTGTTAGAACCAACTTCAACAGTTACAATGTCGTGAATAGGAATTAAATAATGTGCATCACTTAAACTGATTTTTAGATATTTTACCATAGTTAAAAAATTTAATGGGTTAAACAATACAGCAAAGATACGCTTTCTATTTATCTTTTTTCAAGCGGTTAGACAAGTGCTTGTATATCTCTAAACCATTGTCGCTTTGCATATATGTTGCTACTGTATAGTCTGCGTCTTCACCAAAAGGTATGCTTATTAATTTTTTCTTATTACTAGGTAAATTAAAGTATACATCTTTATTGTTGTTTTTATATACTAAATAACCATTTAAGAAAAATCTTCTAACCTCGTCTTGCAATTCCAACATAGGGTCATTTACAGTATCCAGAAAATCTTCAGGATTTGTTTTAGCGTAAATCAAAATATCTCTTTTAAGTTGTGGTATTGTTAATTTATCAACATGATTACCCATCAATACTCTGCATACTGAAATAAGTTTATCTACCTCTAATCCTTTTGCAACTATTAATGCTTCAATTTCTTTCTCAACAATTTCAAGTTCTTCTTGTGCGTCTTTTGATTCATCTACCTCTTCAAACAAAGTACCGTTAGAAGGATGGTAATGTAAAAATTGTTGTAATACTTGGTTTTCTCTTGGAACCACCAACATACCGTCTTCAAAAACAACTGGCTCTAAAATAGCGTTACCATCTTGCTCATCTTCAAATGGGCTTTTTTGGTTTCTTGCATATCTTAAAGGTCTGTTAATTCCTTGCTCTTCGTCAAAATATAATAAAGGTGATCTTAGTGAGTGTCTCGAACTTAGCATATAAGCTAATGGTGATTGTCCGTTTTTAAGCCTATAGGCTTTTGTTTTTAGGGTTTTATTTTTTTTCATTTTATTTAATTTAAATTTTAGTAAAAATAAATTCTACCCCCGCTATTGCAGGGGTAAAACTTATATAAATATTAATCCTTAAATAAGAAGAAGTTGTTAGCACCTAAAGTACAAACAGCTCTCTCAGATAAGAAATTGACTTCCATCGCGTCAAGGTCAGAAGTTCTTGCACCACCAGCTGAACCAGTAATCCAAGTTTTATATCTTCTATCCTCAGTTTCAGAAGCTCTATATCTTACGTGTAAGAAAGGTCTCTTAGCGTTTTTACCAAGAATTTGGTCATAAACTGTAGTAGAACCAGCAGGTACTAATAACCCGTTGATAACTCCACCACCTAAGTCACCTCTCATTGTAGGATCGTTTAGATATTTCCAGTCAGACTTGTAGAAGTCATAACCTCTTCTAAATCCTGTAAATCCAAGATTTAAAGCCATATCTTTATCATTGTCAAATAAACCATATGAACTACCGCCAGCTCCATAAGAGTTTTGAGTAGCTAACATATCGTCAATGTCAAATGAGAATTGTCTATTTACGAAAATTACATTTTCTTCGATAGAACCTTGCTTATCTAGTCTTTGGATAATGCTGTCAAATTGAGCTAGATTCTGTGGGTTTCCACCACCGAATACGTTACCTCTATTTTCTACAACATAAAATACTCCGTCAGACCCGTTAAGATTTGCTGCTGATAAACCAGCACCTGTACCTTGTAAGAAGTCACCTGCACCTGAACCTGCACCTGCTGGTACCGCTTCTAGCATAGCTGTTTCTAAGTAATCTTCAAATCTTAATCTTGTGTCATGCTCAGACTTAAGATACCATAAATATCCATTTACACCATCTTCGCCTGTAATTTCAATCCAACCAATTTGTGCCATATCAGAACCTGATACTTGATACTTATCTTTGATAATAATTGGTTTGTTATCGAAAATTAAATCATCTGATTCGTTTGAACCTACCATTCCGTTAGTTCCTTTATTGAACTCAGAACCATAAATCCAAATATCACACGCTGTTGCTGCGCCCATAGCTTGTCCTGTTGCTTCATAGTAAGCAATAGTTACTTGGTTAGGGTTAGCTGCTGTTGGAGCAACAGTTACAATACCTTTGTTTGAAAGGTTTGATCCTGGTGTTTTGTCAGAAATCATTACTGTTTGACCTACTCTTAATACTGCCTTAGCACCACCTGCAAGAGCTGGGTTAAAGTTTGTTGTATTATTAGGAATAGTCCAAACCGCACTTCTTGTACCAGCACCGGCTGCTGAAGCTGATGTACAATCTTGGTATTTAACGTGTAATCTACCTTGCTCTGCCCATTTGATAAGGTCAGAGTTTGAAGGCATTTCAGCGCCTACCATTCTTAAGAATGACGCTACTGTTCTGTTACCATATCTTTCAAATTCTTTTTCATAAGTATCAGGTAGATACTGATTCAAGAAATCAAAATTGGTAATATAATTTGTACTTAGTGGCACCTGCTGTGCAGATGGTTGTAAGTCAAATCCTGGGACTGCATTTACTGCCATAATTTTAATTTTTTAAATGTTTAACTTTTTTTAATACTTCTAATTTTGAGTCCTCGTCCACTACCAGGGCTTCCTATACTCCTAATTTTACGCCCATCTTTTATAGTTACTTGCGGAGATTGTCTCACGTCCATATTAATGTTTTTTGATTTTTTTGCAACATTATCTACGGTTGCTGAAACACCCTGCTCGTAAAAATACTGAGCAAATTTTTCAGGATTCATAGCAACAGCTAACGCTTTATGATAACCAGCTGCATCTTTTATTAAACCATTTTCGTCTGTATATTTCTTTACGAAATTATTTATATCAGACTGCTTGTTTAATAGCTCATCAGATGTACCAGGCTTGTAAGTAAATTTATTTTCTCCTAACGTAAAATCAAAACCTTTGAAATCGTTAGTAAAAACCTCCTTGGTTTTATCGAGAAAAAAATCATAACGCTTATCAGCCGCTTCCCTCATAGTTTTAGATTCGTCGATATATTTCTTGTAAGCATTTAAATTTTCTTGTTGATCAGCAGATAATCCATCCCGACTTGACTCAAGCGGAACTTTATACTTATCTTTTTGTTCGTTCAAAAATTTTCTTGCTTTTGCAAGCTCACGTTTCTTTGCCAGCTTTTTTCTCTTAATGTCTTTTGGGTCATCTAACTCTTCATCAAAGCCAAAATTATCCTCCATCACATCTTGAATATCTATAGCATCTAGGCCCTCTTCTTGATGGCTTATATACTCCGCTAGTAAAGAATCATCATCCATGCTATCAAAGTCTCTTTGTGTTTTATAAAAGTCTTCAATACCACGGCCTGTTTCTTGTTTGTATTTTAAATACATAGAAACATCTTCAGGTAATTCAGGTGCCGTTTCTTTTTCGGCAAACAAATCATCTACTGAAGTTATCTCCTTATCATATCTATTTTTAATATAAGAAAGAACGTCTTCGTCACTTAACTCTGACGACTGAGTTTTATTTTCTTGTGTTTCGCTTTCGCTAACCGGCTCCGGCGATTCTTCTTTTTGCTCTGCAACCACTGGAGTCGCGTCATTTGAGGTTTCAACATTTTCTACATTTTCTTCAGTTTGTTGATTCTCTTGAAATTTTTCTTCATGCTTTTCAAGCAATTCTTGTTCTATTTCTGCTTTGGACTTTTCTGTAGACAGTCCAATGTCTTTGACTTTTATTTCCATTAGATTAAATTTTTTACAAAGTTATACAATTATTTATATTTTTTTTAGAGTGTTTTGAAGTAGTTATACAAATCTATACCTAGTTGCTCGCCAACTTTTTTATCTGATTCGTAATGAACATTGGCTGCAATTCTACTTTCTGATATATTTTTAGCAGCTTTTTCAAATTCAGGCAACATCTCAGGATACATATCGCTTAATATTTCTTTTAATAAATATGCCTGTGCAGAATGACCTGAAGGAAACGCTGGTGTTTGTGCCGATTCCATTTTTACAAATGGTAAATTAATACCAAAATCTGTAGCCACTACATTAGGTCGTCTTCTATTATGGTAGTTTTTTATTTTTAATATTGGCTTTGTGCTTTCTTTTAAAACTTTTTCAACTAAATCAGCAGGGAATTTTCGCGTTCTTTTATTAAATAGCCTTTTATAAACATTGTAGATGTTGTCGTAATTTTGAGCAAATGATTTGTCAAGCGGTGTTTTTTGTAAAGACTTTATTTCCCCTAACGTTTTTAATGAAGAGTCAGAAGGGTGTTTTATATTTTTATACCTTTGCCAATTAAAATCTCGAAACATTATCTTGGTTCAAATTCAGCTAAATCAAAACCATCTAAACTATCTTCGTTCGACTCAAAGTTTATAGCTGGTAAATTATTTTTTCTTTGCTCAATAAGTTTTGATTGCTCAGTAGACTGTTGACTTATTCTTCTATCCTTTGCTTTTTCTCTATTTTGTTCTCTCTGGTCTAAGCCCGCTTGCTCTACACCTTTAATTTGCATTTGAAACTGAAACTCTGTAGACATTAAGTTTCTTTTTAATTCAGCTTCTGCTTTAAGTTTTTCTATTTCAAAAGCCACGTCCGCTTGTCTATACTGAATCTTAGCTTGGCTTTCCATTTGAATTTTTTGAGCCTCTGCCTGAGCTTTTGCTTGCTGAGCTTGCATTTGCATTTCTGCTTGCATTTGTTGCTCTTGCATTCTTTGTTGTTGCTCTTGCTCTTGTCTTCTTTTTCTTTTTAATTTTAACAGCTGGTTGGCCATTTTTAAATTATGTAGTTCTCGTATATCTATAGCGTCTTCCAAACTAATATCACCTTTTGATAAAGCCATTTGAATGTTTTGCTCTAACATAGCTTTTTCTTCTTCATCAGGCGATAGCTCTATAAAAATACCAAAGTCATAGATATATAATTCTTTTATATCTTCAAGAATTTTTAAATTATACTTGCCAATCTGCATTGCAAATTCATCTTTAAAATCTGCATACTCTAAAATATCAGCAGTTCTAATTGATAAACATTCAGCTAAAGTTCTGGTAATATATAAACTACCGTCTAATATATGTCTTGTAGCTGTATTACTATTAAGAGCAGCTAATTTTTGTACACCTACCAACGAATTTGGATCAGGTGTAGAACCGTCTCTTGCTTCGTTTAATCCAGTTACAGCTCTTATCATATCAAGATAATGATTGTAGTTAGCTATTAACATTTGTAATTTCCCAGCACCACTATTAGCTGTAAGTTGCTGTATAGGAACTCTAGCATTATTAAATTCACCGTCTTGTGTGTAGCTTCTACCCACAACACTACCTGTTTGGAAATACAACCTTAATGCGTCTTCGGGGTTGTAAGCATTACCAGTTCCTAAATCAACCTCATTTAATCCGTCTGCATCAATAAATACACCATCTGGCACAACTCTCGCTACAACTTGTTGTATTTTCAAATGAGTCATTTGAATTAAATCTGCAAAAGGAATCATTCTTTTTACAAGACTTTCAAAAACTCCTTTATACATTCTTGGAGCACACGCGATATAATTAGGCATCGCAAACTGATTAGCAGATTTTGGTCTAACCATATTTTCCGATAATTCCCATTTTAACATTATGTTCGTTCCCATAACCATAACGCCGTCATACCATACATCTATCTTTTTTTCCACTCTTTCAAAGTTTCCTTCCTGCATCATTTCTTCAGGTGGATTAAACTGATCGTCTTTTTCTACTGTCTTATAACTTCCGTCAGCTAATTTTTTTCTCTTATAAACAAAAGAGTGAGTAGTTTTATAATTAAAATATAATATAGTAGCCGTGTCTCTATAAAACATACTGTTCTCAAAAAACTGCTGGTTGTTGTAATAATTATACCAAGACTGACTATACTTTGCTATTGTGTCTAAGTCTTCATTGGTTAATGTAGGGTCAATTTTAATTAACTCAGTCATTGGTACTGTTTTAATTTCACCCCAATAAAAACAATCTTTAAAATACGGGTCTTCGGTATAACTATATACCACGTTTGCTGGATCAACATAATCTAGTTTTACACCTTGCCCAGCTAAAAATTGATGTTTAGTTATTCCAATTCCTAGAGTGGCTATATCATAATCAACTCGACTTCTAATATCGTTATAATGATTTTCATCAAATAAAGTATTAATAGCTTCTTCTTCTGCTATCTCTATAGCTGGCTTATACTTCATTTGCATATATAACTCCATTTCTTCATCGTTTTCAGGTAATTCTTCGGAAGGAGTAGAAAAAACATTTAATCCAAAATCAGATTCTATTTGATTGAACAAAGGTTTTGCAATTACATCTCCTTCAATCATTTGTTGAAACTCATTTCTTTTTTCAGCAGACATAGCATCCTGCGCATACGCATTTACTTTAAATAATCTGTCAGCCATACCGTTTACAACTATATCAACAAATTTTGGAATAATTGGTACAGGTGTCCAGTCAAGATTCAGATAAGATAAATCACCATCAATAGCTAATTCGTTTTTATATTTTTTGATTGATTGTTCCCCTCTTGCATATAATCGTAGCCTCATAAACTCACCCCACTGATTGTAAAATCTACAACTACCATTATCTCTACGAAACCATTCGTATTGTATGGCTTGGCCTATTTGTAAACCATATTCAACTGTATCTTTTACTGAGTCGGATGCAAACTGATCGGGGAAAGCAGCTGCTTGAATGTTTATTTCTACTTCTTTCATCTATTAAGTAATTGACTTAACGAGTTAGTGTTATTATATCTTGCAAAGTTAATGCTTATTTTTGATTGTTTTTGAATTGGAGTGTACAAGTGTTTTTGATTTGCCATAATTGCTAGTCCAGAACTAATCGAAGCATCAAATCGTGTCCGATTAGAAATGTCAAATTTTGCCCAGTCTTCTAGCGTTTTTTGAAAATACATTGTACCTATCTGATCTCTATCTCTATAATTACCTTCCAAATCAAAACCTATATGTTTTTCTATATAGGATTCTATTGCAGAAGCATGAGATTGTTTCACGTCTTCTGATGTATTAGGTATACCACCTAACTCTCTTTCTGTCTTTGATAGTTTGTTATATGTTTTGTCTGGTCTGTTCAAACAAAAACCTCTGTATCCTCTGTTCTTAAAATGATACAACAATCTTGGTTTGTTGTTCTCGCACAAAATTGGCATACCATAAAAAACACACGCCATCAAAACTTCTTCAAAAAATATTTCAGCAGTTTGTGGTCTAGCTATATATTCTAAAAAAAACTCATTACTTGGTGCATCATCCATATTGAATTTAGTCAAACCATGCAAAGCTCCATTAGAACCTTTACCAACAACTACTCCAGAAATATCATACGAGTCACAACCAAATGACCCTATATGTTCATTCCCTGGATATTTTTTACCACCTTTAATAATAACATTATTTTGAAGGGTAGCTTTGGGGATGTAAGATACAAAAAATCTTCCTCTTTTATTTGGGCTCCATATTACCTTGGAATCTTTTATCCCATCTTTCCAATGAAACCCTCCTTGTGTAACATGATGAGCTATATTTATAGAATCGTTATAATCAATCTGTTGATATATTTTTGTTAAATTAAATATTGATTGTTTGCTTTCATCTCTAAAAGCGTGTGATTCACTTCTTGGAAATTGTCTGTAAAATTCATTCAATGCGTCTGGATCAGATGCTAATGACTCTACTTCGTTTTCCCAATAATCAATAGCGCCTTGATATATATATTCATCATCAATACCGAGTACCGGCTCAGTTGGAGTTTTAAAAACAGGCATACCATATTTATCTATAAACCCTTCCATATTCCACTCCATAGGGATAAACAAATTATATAATCCACTTTTTGTCTGACCGTTTGAGTTTCTGTTTTTACACCACGAAGATTCATACAAGTCTTTAAAGTTTTTACCACCTTTGTCTAAAGCATTTGATGTTGAACCCATTAAACACTTTCCAATAACTTTACTACCTAATCGCAAACACGTTTTAGTAACACGCCAGTTGTTTAAAATATTTTCCGGTCTTTCCCATTTACCACTTTCATCATGTATTAATAATTTTAACTTCTCTCCATCATAACTGTTGTCGGATGTGTTCTTCCAGTCAATAGTTGTATCTAATCCTTCAAGTTCATTTTCTGCAACTTCATACATATTCTTTTTTGTAATCTTTGACGCAGGAACTCTGTAAGCTAATTCTGTT